ATAAAAAAGTTAGAAGAACTTATACAACTTAGAGGAGAATTATTACTTACACAAAGATTAGCTGAGGCACAACAAAATATTGGTGGCGACATTGAAGTTATTAAAGAAACTGAAACTAAACCTGTATTTGATAAAAACCAATTTAAAGCTGGTAAGGAAGTAATGGAAACTTGGTTTGATTCCATTAGAAAGAAGTTTAAAGAAATGCAGAAATTAGCAAAAGAAAGCCAAGAGTATTTATTAAAAATAGGTGTTGGTATGATGAGTGCATTAGGACCAGCATTAGATATGTTACTAGAAAAAGGTTCTAGTATTGGTGATGTATTAAGTACTGCATTTAGCGACCTTATAAAAAAATTAGCTAAAGTAGCTATAGCTGCTGCAATTGTTGTAGCGTTAATGGCACTTATAGGATTGGTAGACTTATCACAAATTGGTAAAACATTTGGAATGCTTGTAGGTCAAGGAATGGGAATGGGAGCTGGTTTATTTTCAGGACCAACTAGTGGAACTTCCGCAATATCACCAAGTGCATCAAGTTCAATTGGTGATTTAACTGCTGCTACTGCAATGCAAAATGAAACACTAATAGCTCAAGTATCAGGAAATGATTTATTAGTACTTTTAAATAGAACAAGTAGAAACAACAATAATACATTCTAATAATGGCATTTATAAATCCTAAATACGAATTAATATTTGACGATAACTATCAGGTAAATACTGGTACTAGAAATGTCTATAGAATCCATGTTTATAAGGATGCTTATAGCGGATCTGCTTTGCCTATAACTGGTACAGAAAGTCCTTTTATTATTGAAACAATAGATACAGAAGGAGATTCTTTTATACCTGTTATGGCTACAAGAGCTACCTTAAACATAATAAGTAATCCTGCTCAAGCTACTAACTTTAACACTATAATACAAGAGTTTTTTAGTGCTAATGATGATGAGTTTATGTTACTTGCTCAAAAAGGAACTTACAATGGTAGTAGTTACACATGGGGTGATGTTATATGGAGAGGATTCTATTTACCTGTTGATTCTATTCAATATTCACCACATACGCCTTTATCATTGTCATTAACATTTGTAGATGGGTTAGCTAAAATTAAGAACAAAAAGTTTTACTTTAATTTAACTAATGGTATAGGGTTTTTCCCTGATGAAAAGATTAGCATTAAGGATATTTTAATAGAATGCTTTTTTAAGACTGATTTAGGTCTTAATGTTTGGATTAATGAATATTATAAAAACGCTACAATATCATCTAGGAACATAGAAAATATGTACCTTAAAAAGAATTACTTAGCAACTCAATATGGTGAATATTTAAGCTATTATGACATATTAGAGTTTATGTGTAATAGGTTTGGATGGGAGTGTTATTATAAGAATGATAGATGGTATGTAACTTCTTATGGTGCACAAACAATGGAATCAAATATTATATACTATGTATATAATTCTGCTGGTACTTACCAATCTACACAAACAATAACAACACCAGCTGCTGTAACTATAGACGGTAGTGATAACTTTAGACAAACAGGCAAGTCTTTAATTGTTACTTTAAATAGAGCACAAAAATCTTATACTCAATTTAGTCCTATTTACAATGTAAAGCAACTTATTGCTAATGCTTGGTTTTTGTCTTGGTCAGGCACTAACAATATAGATGCTTGGTTAGAAACAGGTATGGTAGCTACAAAGCTAAATGCTACTACAGGAGGATTAACAACTACAGACGTTACAACTAGTGCAACTGAAACAAACAGAGCAATTAGGTCTTTTGGTAATCCAGTTAAGGCAGGTGATTATTTAACAATAAGATGGTTAGATTATACATTTAACTGTACTTCTAGATATTGGATTAGAATAATACCTAGCGATAACAGCTCTGCACAATACTTAGATACTGCTGGAAGTTTTACGACAAATACAATTTTTTTAGGTTCATATCCTACTGGATTTCCTAAACAGATATTAGTTCCAATAGATGGAACTATAGACTTTATTATTTATAGACCACTATCAACAGGTGCTAGTCCTTTTATGGAATTATATTACTTTATATGTCAAAATTTAGGACCTGTATCGCAAATATATCAATATGATTCATATAGAGAAGTAGCTAGTAAAAACTCTCAGTTTAAATCAGAAGAAGATGATAATAAAGCTTTAGGTTTTATGTATGATGACATTTTTAGGAATACAGACTCTGCTGCAAGGGCGGCTAACTCACCTAAAGACGTGGCTTCGTCTTCTTATGTAGGAATGTACACAGATGTAAACAATGCAGGGTTCTTTAACACTTTTGGTAGAAATACAGCAGGTTCAAATCAGTTGTTTACTTTAGTTGCTCAGGATATTGGAATAGATCAAATACAAACACAAACGGTAATTGAGGGTGATTTTAAAAGTGCAGGATATTGGCTAAATACAAAGTTTAACTACAACTATGATGGTTCAAATGTATATAACTACTTATTAAAGTCTTTCAAATGGGACTTAAAAAAAGCTATACAGACATCTGTATTAAAAAAGATTAATTTTGTTAATACGTTTTTGGCTATAGATGTATTCAGAAACTTAAATACTAAAGAATAATGGCATCAGTAATAAATGGTACAAACATAGTTTTATACGAATTTAATGGGTCTACAAGCACCCCATTTTGTGCTTCTACAAACTGTGCATTTCAGGCATCAGTTGAGCAGATAGAAATTACATCATTGGCTTCTGGCAGTTATAAGCAGTTCTTAAACTCTCAAATCACTTGGGCGGTTAGTTGTGATGGTATGATAGCTATTGGGGATTATGACTATAAGGATATTATAACTAAAATGCAAACAAGTCAACCTATTACTATAAGATTTGTTGTAGATAATGATAATGGTGGCTCAGGTCCTCTAGGTGACACTATCTTTAGCGGAGTGGCTAATATTACTTCAGTAAATTTAAGTGGTCCTGTTGAGGCTGTATCGACTTATTCTGTAACTTTACAAGGAACAGGAAACTTTACAATAAGCTAATATGGCGGTAATAAATGGAACAGATATAGTATTATCCTACTATGATACAGCTACCTCTAGCTCTATAGCTTTTGGTGCTGCGACTAACTGTACATTTAACATAACTTCTGAACAAGCTCAAATAGTTGCTACTAATACAGGAATTTATAAGCAACTTCTTAATGGGCTATTATCTTGGGACATATCCTCTGATGGTTTTATGGCTTTCACAGGATATTCTTATTTTAACCTTATGCAGAAGCTTACTTCAAAAGAAGTTATAACTATTAAGTTTCAAATAGGGGGTGATTATATTATGGGTCTTTGTAATATAGCATCTTTACAAATGGGTTCACCTGTAGAGAATAGCTCACAATATAGTATAACATTAGCAGGAACTGGTCCGTATTATATAAATACCTTACCTACTACTACTACTAGCACTTCAACAATACCTCCAACAACTACCACGACAAGTACTATACCTCCTACTTCGACTTCATCTTCCACCACAAGTACAACATCGAGTACTAGTTCAACAAGTAGTACAACTAGTAGTACTACTACAACAACAGATGCTTTTCAGTACTATATAGCAGATGAATATGATTGTACAAATTGTACTGTAGTTGCTGCTGATCAGCGTGTTAAAGTTGCAATAGGAAGTTCTTTAACTTTAAATAGATACTATACATATCCAGGAACTACTAATGACTTTGTATATCTAGTTAAAAGCACAACAACATCAGGTGGAGCAGTACAAATTAATACTACTCCATTTACAACTTGTGCACTTGCTTGTTCTGGAACTACAACAAGTTCAACTACAAGTACAACTTCAACTACAAGTACTACAACTACTACTACAACTGTAGCACCTCCTACTTATAAATATCTTGTAAATGCAAGTGCTGCTACAAGTGCAAGTAGTGCTTGTTCTGCTAGTAAAACGTTATACTTATGGTCTTACGATAGCACTTTTATAGATAATACAACTTACTATCAGGGTAATTCTACTGCACCAACAATTCCATTAGTGGTTTTTGCTGGTGGAGATAGATGGAAAAGTGAAGGAATTAATGCTCTACAAATTGATGATTTTGGATATGCAACTAACTTAACAGTTTGTACAACAACAACTTCTTCTACTTCTACTTCTACTACCACAACTACGACAACAACTACAACTACTGATCCATTTATTTATTATGTAGCGGATGAATACGACTGTGCTACTTGTACAATTGTAGCTGCTGATCAAAGAGTTAAATTCCCTATTGGAACTACTGTTACACTAAATAGATATTATAGATACGTAGGCACTATAGATGATTCAGTGTATTTTGTTAAAAATAGTACTACTTCAGGTGGTGCTGTTGAACTTCAAGCTGGTCCATTTACTACCTGTAGTGCGGCTTGTGGTATTACTACAACAACTACTACTACAACCACAACTACCACAACTACTACAACATCAAGTACAACTGCAGACCCTTATACATATTATATTTTAGATAGATATGAATGTGATCCATGTAGTTTAGATACAGCTAACTTTGCTATCGGTAGGTCAACAAATGGAAGTTTATCTGGATATTTCTTTAAATTTACTGGTAGATTTGTATATTACGCAACATCAACAACATCACCTACATCATATACGTTTAATTTAGATGATGCTTTATATACTGAAACGGATTGTGATGTAATTTGCACATACTAAAAAACCAAAACATGAGATATGTATGCTGTCAACCTGCTATAAAGTATTACACTTGGCAGATAGAAGTCTTAATCAACAATTTTCTTGAGCATGGGGTTAACCCTAATAAGCTAGACATTGTCTGTGCTATAGAAGATAATCAAATACCTGAAGATTGGATTAAATTAGCTAACCACTATAATAGTGTTAGATTCTTTTTTTATAACGATACTAGGGATGATAACTCTTATGCACCATCTATCTATTTTAATTTAATGAAGCAGCATATAGCTGCAAGAGAAGAAGTAAAGTATGATGTACTTTATTTACACGATTCTGATATTATTTTTACTAAAAAGCCTGACTTTGAAGAGATGGCTAGAGGTAATTCTTGGTATTTAAGCGATACTAACTCATATATAAATTATGATTATATAAAGAGTAAAGCTAATGGCGTTTACGAAACAATGTGTGATATTATAGGAATAGATAAGCTTATACCTAAGCTTATGAATAATAACTCAGGTGGAGCTCAATATATAGTAAAGAATACAACCTATGAGTTTTGGGATAAGGTAGAAAAAGATAGCATTGCTTTATATAAAAAGTTTTGTGAATTAGAACCACACTTTGAACCTGTTACACCAGGTGATTACCCTATACAAAAATGGACTGCTGGTATGTGGTCTTTATTGTGGAATGCTTGGCTATTTGGTCATGAAACAAGAGTAGACCCAAGAATGGATTTTGCATGGGTTACAAGTCCAATAGAAGATGCTGATAAATATACTGTTTTACATAACTCTGGTGTTATGTCATTAGAACAAAATTTATTTATGAAATCTATGTATTCTGACAAATTACCATATTATGATGATTTACAAATTAATGAAACAAGAGCATCATATAGATATTGGCAAGAAGTAAAAAAGATTGGTAAAATATCAATCTTTAATGACAATAAACTTCAAACTGTGTTTAATGAAATATACAGAGAAAATTTGTGGGCAAGTGCTGAAAGCAAAAGTGGTGCAGGTAGTCAACTAGATAACACTGTTACAATTAGAGCTGAATTACCATATATATTTAATAAGTTTAATATAAAGTCAATGTTAGATATCCCTTGTGGTGACTTTAACTGGATGCAGCACGTTGACTTATCTGAGATTACTTATATAGGTGCTGACATAGTTAATGAAGCTGTAGAGGCTAATAAGGTAAAGTATAACAAGGATTTTAGGAACTTAGACATAACTAAAGATGATTTACCTAAATCTGACCTAGTTTTTGTAAGGGACTGTCTTGGTCATCTAAGCAATGAGAATGTAGCTAAAGCTATTGAGAATGTAAGAAGAAGTGGGTCAACATATCTACTTGCTACATCATTCACAAAATATACCACAAATACAGACATAGAAGATGGGGGATGGAAGTGTATCAACTTAATGGTTGAACCTTTTACACTAAACCCTATATATCTAGTTAATGAAGATTGTCAAGAAGGTTACCCAAATTATAATGACAAGTGCATGATTTTGTTTAAATTGAACTAATGAATAAGATAAAAGAAATATTGATATCTTATTGCAATATGTATAACCCTACAGACGATCAGAAGTTTATAGCCAACGAAAGACTACAAACTTGTATGGGTTGTGAATTTTGGGCTCAAGGTCCTATTAGGGACTATTGCAGTAAATGCGGCTGTACCACTTCAGCTAAAGTCTTTTCTCCAGTAGGGGAGGGAGCTTGTCCAATGGGTAAGTGGGTTAGATAGCATTGGCTAAGAATTAACTATTTTTGTAAAAATTATAGATAATGGCTTGTGCTCAAACAAATGCTGATTTTAGACCAGCAAATTACAACATACAAATATGGAGAAATGATACTTGGAGTCAAGTATTTCAGTTAACTGCCAATGAAGTACCTATTAGTTTAGTAGGGGCTGAAGTTGAAATTCAGGTTCGTAAAAAGCCTAATAGTGATAGTGCAGAGTTAACATTAACTGAAGCTGCAGGTGGAGGTATCACTGTAGGAGGTCTTAACAATAATCAAATATATGTAAATAAGCAAGTAAGTATAGCTGCTGGTACATATGTGTATGATATGGTTGTTTTGTTCCCTAATGGCAACGAAAAGACTTATATCTGGGGTAATTTTATCGTTTATGAAGACATAACCAAATTATAATGAGTACAGAAATCACAATAAATCAAGATATAGTAGAGATAAACGTAACTGAAGAAGTTGTAGTAGTAGAAGCTCCATCAGGTGCATATCCATTACCTACAGGCGTGTTTTCTGTCTTTGGCAGAACAGGCAACGTAGTAGCTACTGAGGGAGATTATACATTAACTCAATTAGGAGGCGTAACTATAACAAATCCAGTTAATGGACAAGCTTTAGTTTATAATGGTACATCTTGGGTAAATAATACGGAATCATTTGTAGGTACTGTAACTAGTGTAGCTGCAACTGTACCAACAGGATTAACTATTACTGGATCGCCAATAACTACTTCAGGCACTTTAGCTTTTGGGTTACAAACTGGTTATGCAATCCCTACTACTGCTAAACAAACTACATGGGATACAGCTTATAATGATTCTATTGTAAGTGCTTCGGTTACTGGAACTACAACTAAGACCTTAGCTCTTAATCAGCAAGATGGAGGTACAATAAGTGCTTCTTGGACCGATGATAACACTGATGCGGTTACAAGTGTATTTGGTAGAACTGGTGCTATAACAGCTCAAAATGGTGATTATACAACTACTCAAGTTACTGAAGGCACTAATTTATATTATACACAAGGTAGATTTGATAGTGCTTTTTCCGCAAAGACAACAACAAACTTAACTGAAGGTACTAACCTTTACTATACCGATGCTCGTTCAAGAGCTGCAATAAGTGAAACAGTAACTGGGTTAGATTATAATAACACAACAGGTGTTTTAAGCACTACAACAGGTTATGGAATACCTACAACAGCATCACAAACAAATTGGGATACTGCATATACTAATAGA